ATTGCTAAAGGAGATGCTACTCCACATGAAAGATTAACTAATCCAAATCCAGGAAAATTTAGTATTATTGAAGTTTTTGATGATCTTGTCCCGCTCTTTTTTTTCGGTGTCGCCAGTGACTGTGGCTGACATGTCCGGCGGCAAGCTCTCCATGCACTCATTGGCATGCTTTACGGTCGCAGCGAATATCATCACCCCGCGAAGAAACGTCGATTGAGAGATCACGTCCGCGATGATGGCGGAGGTCTTGCGGCCCTGACCGTGGTAGGCCCGGTCGATGGCAAGGCTGTCAAACTGCCCACGTGAATTGAGCTGCATATCGAGCGTCTTATACCCATCCACGGCTGGCTTGCCGATTGTTGGCTTCGTCAGAAAGCCCTGCTCGATCAGTTCGTACGCCTGAATGCGGTAAACGCAGGCCTCAAAATACGGGTCTTTGGTCTTTGTTTCCGGAACAGGCTTTCCGTCCGGCCAGTTGCCAAAAATATACCCGGTCCCCATGCGGTATGGGGTGGCAGACAGGCCAATCACACGAAGGTTCGGGTTTGCCTCTTTCATCTTTTCGATGATGTTTTTGACGGTCGGGGTGATCCCGTGGCACTCGTCGATCACCACTGCGGCAAACTCGTTGCCGAAGCGCTTTATGGAATTCATGACGGTGCCCGGCGTACCGAACACCACCGGGTGGCGCAGGCTCTTCTCACCAGCGCTGGCCGAGAATATGGAGCAACGAGCCCCGGCAACCTTGAATTTTTCTGCGTTCTGCTTGACCAGCTCTGCGCTGGGGGCAAGGCACAGTACGTGCTTACCCTTCGACATGGCGTGAATGGTATCCGCCACGGTAGCAATGATGTGAGACTTCCCTGCGCCCGTGGCCGCCTCAATGCAGCAAGGGGTGGTGTTTTTCTTGATCCACGAGATGATGGCGTCGTGGGCTTCTTGCTGGTATGGGCGCAGGGTCATTTTAATATCTCACATTGTTTTTGTGTGTTTTAACACATTATTCTATCACGTCAATATTGTTTTCTTGACGCATCTCTCGCGCGGCATGTGGAACCCTCCTCGCTGTGGCTCCATCCATCAGCTTCATGTGGCACTTATCAGATGTCAGTCCAAGCTTTCTTTGCAGGGCTTTGTAGGCTTGACCTCTCGTCATCAAGCCATCTTTCCAGATGGTGTCAAAGGCAGCATGTGCTGCCTTCCTTGCTTCATGTGTTTCGCGGTCTACCAGTGGAGCTCCATCCCAAGACCATAGGCCGCAGCAACTGTTTCTGATGCCGTACTTGGTGGTTGTGGCGATAGACCTCCGGCCACACCGTGGGCAAGAAGGTCGGTCCATCAAGCACCCAATGCTGTACGGTGTGAAATCCAGCCATTCAGGTTGGCGTGGCGCTTGCCCGGCGTCGGGGTTGCCTGATGCTCAAACGGAGACCAGTGGCCGCTACTCTTCAGGACTTCCGCCAGCTTGTCGTCTTTATCGGTGTCAGGATCGGTGCCATCATGGTTCAAGTACGACACGCGGGCGCATCTGGCGGCGCTGTGCAGGAGCATCCCGCCGTACGGCTTGTGCCACTCACCCAAAAGAAGTGGTGTTGGCGTCGATGCGGAGATGGCCTCTTCGATTGCGTTCGCCAGATACCGCATGGTCGGGTCGGCAGCCGGGTGGCAGCGCAGAGCAAAGAAGTTGTCCCAGTCGGTGGCCGTGACCACCACGCTGATGTGGCCAAACGGCTCGATCAGGCGGTTCACGATCTGCTTGTGCAGTCCGATGCTCTGGGCATCCCGTGCGGCCTCCACGGCGCGGTCCCGGGCCTCCAGCCAGATGGCGATGGCATCATGCGTAAGGGCGATCTCGGCCCCGGCCTGCATGCCCGGCTGGTTGCTGCCCCACTCCACAGGCATGGCGGGGTCGTCGAGAACGTCTTGGATCATCCGGTCGATGGGAATGGCACGGCTGCTGCTGGCGTTTCGGGAAAGCGACGGGTCATCCATCAGGCTGACTTCTTGCAGGAACTCATACTCCGCATCGTCGATGCGGATCACGCGATGCGTCTTGGCTTCTGCGTGGATGAAACGGGGATAGCGCGCCTGCACGGTGATCAGGTCAGGGCAGCCCGGGTGGCTGCTATGCGCGATAACTTTGGCAGCGATGGTCATTTGTTCAGCCTTTCAATGATGTGGTCCCAACGGAACATGGCGTTGTCGCGTAGGCGGTCAATTTTCTGGGCAAGCCATCCCTTGTTGCCCTTGAAGAGGCGGCCCTCCATGGCGTTCAGCGCCACGTTCTCCCATTCGGATTTCTCGAAGCGCTCACGCTCCAGCCGCTGGGCCGTGCCGGACTGGATCGCCTGCATGGCCGACAGAAGCCACTCAGGGTGTTCGCAAATCTTCCCTTTGATGTAGGAGTAGAACTCTCCTTCCTCTTGGCTGATCAACTGACGCTCCTCTTCCCGATGGAGATAGAGCACCAGTGTCCATGGACATAGTCCGCAACGACATGTCCGCCGCCATACTCGTCGTGCAGACACAGGTCACCATTGGCCCTGATGGTGCGGTAAACCGCATAGTGCACGACCGTGACATCACCCGGACAGTGCACAGCTATCCGCACGGGACGCAGACTTTTAATGACTTCGGGCTTTTTCTTGAACCACATCATTTTCCTATTATCCCCCTAAGACCCTTCGCATATCCGTCTCCGGAATGGGTATATTTCCTATCCTCTTGAGCTGCCATGGATATGTACTTTCCATTTGCAAGAGACATTTCGTTGTCTTCGCAGAACTTGGCGCAGTATTCTACTACGTCCCTTCTGCACCTCTCCAGCTGTTGGCGCAGCTGGATGTTGATGTTGATCTGGCGCTGGAGCTCGTCTGTCACTTGAACAACCAGTAGCTTGATGGTTTGCCGCGCCACTTTTCAAGATCGGCATTTGGTGCCAGAGCCTTGATGGCCGAAGCGTACGATATACTGCCAGCCTTCTCGACCTTGGTGAGCTTGCGCCCGCAAATCACAGCATCCTTCTCCCCGGCGACTTTGACCAGCTCCGACAAGATCACCTTTCGGCGGGCCTCTGCGGCGTCGATCTCTTTGGCCAGATCGTCGTACTCAGCCAACTTCTGGCGCAGCGCAGGGGTGTCGATGTCCTCGCGTGTACGATCCTCAACACCGTCATCACAGACTTCAAGGAACTCGCGATAGAACGCTTCCAGCTTCGGAAGGTTCTCGTCGATCCAGTCTTGCGAAAAACCAACAGTGGTCAGCGCGGCGTCGTGCGGTGTCCATTGCCAGAAGAAGCATCTTTTTGTCCCAGTGCAGTACATCTGGATTTGCATCTGGGCGTAGTAGTGCGGCTGGTCCTCTACCGTCTTGAACGGCACGGGGGCGGCGCGGTCGCGCAAGCCATACGGGCACTTGATCTCAATCAAGGCATCAGTGCCAAGATAACCGTCTGGGCTTGCGCCAAGCCAGTCTAGTGTCGGGTGGACGACGAAGCTGGCGGGGAACACTGGGATGTTTTTGGCATACTCGAAGTCCTCCTTAGCCTCCTGTTCGTGCATCTTGCCCCATTCGGTGGCGATGTTGCCCACGAACTCACTGGGCAGCCCTTGGTGGGCGCGAACCATACGGCGCATTGCTTCGGTGCGCGTGCAGTTGGGGTCGAGGCCGAGGATTGCACCGACCATTGATCCGGTGACGCGGCCTTTTCGAGCGGCAAACCACTCTGGCGATCTTTGTTCCATTATTTTTTCTCTCTGGCTGGGTTTAGGTGGTAGGGGGGGGGCCGAAGCCCCCGCCTGTTCTTAGAACGGAATTTCGTCGTCCAGAGGCTTCTTCGCCCCACCGCCAACCTGACGCTGGTTGACCGCCGAGTTTTCCTTGTTGCGCTCGATCTCTTCGCTGGACGAAACCTTGCCTTCAGCCTTTGACGAGACCGCGCCAACCCAGTTTCCGGAGTTCATGTCGCCGGTCTGGGAGTCGCGCATGTTCCACACCATGACCTTGATGATCATCGGCTTGTTGGTCAGATGGAGCGTCATCGACTCGTCTGTCGGCATGACGGGCTTTGCCAGGAGCTTCCCGCCCGCGTTCATGTCGATTTCCCCCAGCATCTTCTTTTGCTTTTCTGG